CCTTTACAACTCTAACAATAGGTAATACATACCAATTAAAATTAAATGGACATGATCGTTTTGCTGCTAGAGACAGAGATTATTTTACTCTTGCTCAAGTATGGCAACATCATTCTGGTTATGGTAGTATAGATGCGAGTGCCGCTAATCTTCATGATCATGCTATTGCTTGTTATTCATTCGCCCTTAAACCAGAAGAACATCAACCATCTGGAACTTGCAACTTCTCTAGAATTGATAACGCTCAACTTGTGGCTGGGGGTACTCTAACGTCATCACCAATGAATGTATTTGCCGTCAACTACAACGTCTTAAGGATCATGTCGGGTATGGGTGGTCTCGCTTATTCGAACTAAACTAAATAAACCTAAATAAACCTAAAAAATAATCTATCTTTTTTCAATGAATTAATAAATGAATCCATTTATTAATTAAATTTCCCAAAATTTTTTTCTAAGTCTATGTTATAAAAACAATGGGAGGAGGATTAATGCAACTTGTCGCTTACGGAGCTCAGGATATCTACCTTACGGGTAACCCACAAATCACCTTTTTCAAAGTCGTTTATAGAAGACACACTAACTTCTCGATGGAAGCCATCGAACAGACTATGAGTGGTACCGTGGGCACCGGCGCTCGTTTAACTACTACTATTTCACGCAATGGTGATTTAATTTCTAGAATTTATCATGAAATTACAACTGGAAGTGGAACCTCTGATAATTCAGGAGCAGTAGCATTTGATACTATTGAATTAGAAATTGGTGGTCAACAAATTGATAAAGTAACAGGTCATTGGATGGAAGTATATGCTGAATTAACTGAACCAAATCCTAGTTCTCATTGTGGTACAGCGGGATCTTCGGATGGTACTAATTTTCAAAATATGTCTTGTATGGGGGGGAGCATAGGTGCTGCATCTAAAGCTAATATATTAGTTCCATTACCGTTTTGGTTTTGTCGTAATCCTGGTCTTGCTCTTCCATTAATTGCTCTTCAATATCATGAAGTCAAACTTCTTACTACATTATCAAGCACGGCCGGTAATGCTCCGGCAGCATTAAAAACATGGGTTGATTATATTTATCTAGATACAGACGAACGTAGAAGATTTGCTCAAGTATCACACGAATATTTAATAGAACAATTACAATCTATGACAGATACAAAAACTACCTTTGAACTTAATTTTAATCATCCCGTTAAAGAATTAATTTGGACCGGGGCTGTAAATTCAGGCACAGGTGTAAGAACAGGTCCTAACTGTGGCGATACAGATAATAGTCATGTCAACTGGCAACTAAAATTAAATGGTCATGATCGTTTTGCTGCTCGTCATGTAACTTATTTTACACGCGCACAGATATGGCAACACCACACTGGACCAGGTGGATATAATGCTGATGGCACTACTGCCCTAGGCGGTAATTTAGATGACTCTATTGCTGTCTATTCATTTGCTCTTAAACCAGAGGAACATCAACCATCTGGCACATGTAATTTCTCTCGCATTGATAATGCTCAATTAGTAGCAACTGGATCAGGAACATCCGCCACAGCTACTACTATTTATGCCGTCAACTACAATGTCCTCCGTATCATGTCTGGTATGGGTGGCTTAGCGTACTCGAACTAAGTTCTTAAACTAAATAACTAATCTACTTTTCATAACTTTCTATCAAAAGATAAAGAATCTAAAAAAAAAATTCTTTATTAAATTCTAAAATTTTTTTCTAAGTCTATGTTATAAAAACAATGGGGGGAGGATTAATGCAACTTGTCGCTTACGGCGCTCAGGATATCTACCTTACAGGTAACCCGCAAATTACTTTCTTTAAGGTTGTCTATCGCAGACACACGAACTTCTCGATGGAATCTATTCAGCAAACCTTTTCGGGAACTGCTGATTTCGGTAATGATGTTACAGCCACTATTTCAAGAAATGGTGATTTAGTTCACAGAATGTATTTGGAACATGCTATGGTATTTGACCAGAATACCGTGAATACTGGATTATGTGAAAGATACGGTGATTCATTAATTAAAGAATGTGAAATTGAAATCGGTGGTCAAAAAATTGATAAACATACTTCTATGTGGAACCGTGTTTGGTCTGATTTAACCGAATTTAATCCAAGTGGTCATTTTGGGGGGTCGGACGCAGGTGGACCTGTGACCGCAAATACGCTCGCCGCTGGGACTGGTACTTTATACCAACTTATGACTGGTAATGGTTATGGATTAAATACTGAAAACACAGTCGGGGGCTCCCTCGATTTCTGTGCTGGTGGTGTTGTTGGTGGTGTGAATGGATTTACTTACACCACCGAATCAACTCTGGATATAGGTAGAATATACCTACCATTAAATTTTTGGTTTTGTCGTAATCCCGGGCTCGCTTTACCCTTAATTGCCCTTCAATACCATGAAGTTAAAATTAAAATGACATTCGAATCTAAAACCAATTTAGCACGCCAGGTGGACGGCACATCCGGTGTCGGCGCGGCGTACGTATCTGGAGCTACCGACGAAGGATCTCCTACATTTAATTTATGGTGTGATTATATTTACCTCGATACCGACGAAAGACGCCGATTTGCACAAGTTTCACATGAATATTTAATTGAACAATTACAATATTCGGAAAATACTATTACTACAGGTTCGCCTTCAATTGATCTTAATTTTAATCATCCAGTGAAAGAACTTATATGGACAACTCGTTGTGAAGGCACGAAGGGGCGTTGCAGTTCTAGTTATGATGCGGTGGGTGATGATATTACAGCCGGACCAGTATCTCTATCTGGAATGACAGGAGGCACATGGCAATTAAAACTTAATGGTCACGACCGCTTTAAAGAAAGAGATTCTAAATATTTCACTAGAGTTCAAGTATGGCAACACCATACTGGTTATGGTGCTATTCCAACTATGGGGGACAATGCTGAGGCTCCAGACCTTGGAACAGATGGGGCAATCGCACATGGTGCGGATTCAATTGCCGTCTATTCTTTTGCCCTCAAACCTGAAGAACACCAACCATCGGGGACATGTAACTTTTCAAGAATTGATAATGCTCAATTAGTGGGTAGTTCAATAACTGTTGAAACTTCCGACGGAGTGGCACCAGGTGCAGCACCTTCCGCTTCGGATGAGAGTACCAAATTAACAATCTTCGCCGTTAACTACAATGTTCTCCGTATCATGTCCGGTATGGGTGGATTAGCATATAGTAATTAAATAAGATAAACCAAAATAAAAAATAAATTATAAGAAATACAATTAATATAAGTTATCAATAACTTCTTCGATTAGATTTGTTCTCATTTTTCCATTAGCACAGCTAATTAGTAAATCTATTAACTTTTCTACGACTTCAACTTTTTCTGTCAAACTTTTTTCATTAAATAAAGATCTTTCTAAAGTATAAGATTGGATATTTTTAAAATGATTGGAAACATTAGTCACTTTTCCTTCTGCCCATAATTTAACTATTTCAGGTAATTTTTCAAGTTGATGTAATGTATCTTCATAATTTACATTTGAATCTACTGAAACATTTTTATTTTCCCAAGCAGTCAAGAAATTACGTTTTCCTGCTCTACCCGATCCTACCCAGTTTCCACAACATTCACGTAAATAATCTAATTCAGCAATACGTTGTTTTAAGTCATCGGTGAGTTCTGATGATTGTTCGGACTGCTCCGCTTGTTCTTCCTCTTCCTCCTCCACTTGTTCTTCTTCTTCCTCTACATCTTCAACAGTTTCTTCAACTACTTGTTCTTCCTCTTCTTCCTCTTCTTCTTCCTCCGCTTGTTCCTCCGCTTGTTCCTCCTCTTGTTCCTCCTCTTCCTCCTCCGCTTGTTCCTCCTCTTCCTCCTCCTCTTCCTCCTCCTCTTCTTCTTCTTCTTCTTCTTCTTCTTGTTCTTCTTGTTCTTCTGGCTGCTCCGCTTGTTCCTCTTCCTCCTCCTCTTGTTCCTCCTCTGGCTGCTCCGCTTGTTCCTCCTCTTCTTCTTCTTCTTCTTGTTCTTCTTCTACATCATTATCAGGAACATTGGTTAAGTCAAGGGTATTCGATTCGTCGCTCATTTTATAATTAAGTATAATAAAATAATTTTAAGTATTTCCCAATCAAATGTAAGATTATCATAAAAAAAAACATTCATCTTTTTTCTTTAGTATTCTTTTTTTCGTTAGT